CGGACGACGGCAACCAAGAACATCGGTACATCGTTTCGTTTGATTGTTTGGTCCATTACAAGGAGCCCTAAACCATGCCAGCACTTACCATTCCGGACACCGGCCTCGGCACGACGCTATCGGCAACTGGTATCGCCCCAACGCTTATCAAAAGCATCAGCCCCGTGAAGTTCTCAGTCGGTGAAATCGAAACCACCGACTTGAGCACCACCGCATTTAAAACGCGACGTCCCTCTGACCTCCGTGAATTCACAGAGGTAGAAATTACCTTTTATTGGACGGGGGCGTCGGTTCCGATCACCACCGCGCAAGTGCCGACGGCCGAGCCTTACGCTGGCATCACCGCGACCATCACCTACCCAGGCGCTGGCTCGCTCTCGGGAACCGTATTCGTCAAAGAAGTCGACACGCCAAACTGTGCTCAAGGCGAAGCCATGATGGGCCGCATGGTCCTGGCGTTCGACGGCGTCTCCGATCCTGCCTTCACACCGGCGTAACCATGACAGCACCCAAAAGCGTCGAACTCAAGCCGCACCTTGCCATGACCGTTCGCGGCATCTGGCGAGATGAGCAGCAATGGCAAATTTTCTGGCACGGTCGCCTTGTCGGCTATCTGCCTTACGCTCCAGGTTCGCAGATCTTGCCCATCTATCGATTTCCTTACGCCGACATCCAAGCCGTCGTTGACGGCTGCGAGGCCGAGCGTGAGCGACTCGAAAAACCGGGCAAGGTTCGCAAGCCGATGGAGACACTCAAGGCGATCGAGGAAGTCCTCAACGCTCAGCTATCCAACGAAAAGGACGACGATGAATAGGAATGATTTTCTCGCCTTGCTTGAACGGCCACTCCGCGAAACGGTCGTCGCCATCGACGGATCAAACTACCGTCTGCGTGAAATGACCGAAGAGCAAGGCACTGAATACGAGCTCAGCTTGCAAGACAAGAAGGGCAACGTCAACTACGCCACCGCTCGCCGTGCACTCATCGCCATGATGCTCATCGATGACGATGGCAACCGCATGGTGACGCACGAGTCCGAGCTGCGGCGACTGCCTCGCAGCATCGCTGGCAAACTGTTCGACGAGTGTCAAAAGCTGAACCGCTACGAAACCGGCGAGGTCAAGGAACTCGTAAAAAACTCCGACGGAGCCGACGACTAAGGCTTGCCGGTCGTTTGGCTCTTCAGTGGGGGATCGTTGATGTGCGTTCCTGGTTGGCGTCCATGCCAATCGGAACCTTGGATTTTTGGGAAGCGTTCGACGCCGTCGAGCCTATCGGCGGCCAATGGGAGCAGTCGGCCATGATCGCACACCAGATCGCACTGAAAACCTTCTGCGACGCGGGCCAGAAGCCGCCGGAGTGGGAGCAGTTCATGCCACCGAGGTATCAGCCACCCAAGGAAACCAAGATCGACATTCCGACGCAAACCGACGCGGTCAACCAGTTCCGCTCGCTCGCAGCAGCTTTTGGTCTAGCGGAGGTGATCGATGGCAACAACGATTAACGCGGCCAACATCTCGGCATCATTCGACATAACGAAGCTGAAGGAGGGCATGAACGCCACGCGTGCCGAGGTCAACAAGCTCGGCAACATTCTGCGACAGGCTGAGCCCGAAGTAAACAAGGTCAAGCGAGAAGTTGAGCTATTAGAAAAGGCGTACAAGTCAGGCGCTATTTCAGCGGACCAATTTCGAAACGCAGTTAATCACCTTAATAGCAAGCTAAAAGAACAGGGATCTTTAAGCAAAGCAGTTCAGTTTGGACGCGGACAGGTAGGGAATATAGCTGGCGGAATGCTTGCTACGTTTGGCGCGTCATCAATGGCTTCCGGTGCAATGCAATCCATAGAGACTGTGGATTCTATAGGAGACGCTGCCGCAAAAGCTGGAATCTCTTTTAACGAACTAATCGTTCTTGAAAAAACACTTGGAGAGGTCGGAGGTGTTTCTGTCGAGCAAGTGCGCGGCGGCATCTCAAAAATGCAAGTTAATCTTGCCAATGCGCGAGACAAAGGCGGAGAGTTGGCGGATTCGCTACGCCGCATTGGGTTGGACGCAGGGGCACTCGCAAACATGGACGCGGTGACTGCCTTTGGCTTAATTGCCGAGCACTCGCAGAAAATGGAAGGCCACGCTGACAAAATGCAGTTTGCCATGCAGCTATTTGGCAAATCCGGCATTGAGTTAGTTCCCGCTCTTGATGTTAGCCGGTCTCATTTAGCAGAGATGGAATCTCACTTGCAGAGCGTTGGTCTGCTACTTGGACAGGATCGCGCCAACGCTATTGGCGCAATGAACGACGAATTGTCAAAAATGCGTGATCTGTGGACATCGATAACACTTAAGGTCGGAGAGGAATTTTTTCCGCTTGTCAAACAGGTTATGCAGGATCTGAAGACATCACTAGACGGATTAGCCAACGTAAGAATCTTACTACGCGACGCCATGGGGCTAGATAAACCAATGACCGAAGCGGAGCAAGACGCTGAAGCAAAACGACGTTTTGATGCGATCGTTGAAGATCGACGTAAAAAAACAGAGGCAGCTTTTGAACAAGCGCGCAAGCTAAATAAAGAACTCGGTTGGACGAAGGACATTGAAAGATTTATTAATGACATCAAGGCAGTAGAGGGAACTGGTCAAAGAATGCTTGAAGCTCAGGGCTTGCTTGAGGTTCTTCAGTTTGCAAAGCAGGGTCGCGAAGAAAAAGCGAAGGCTCAAGCGGAGTTTGATGCTCAACTCCTAGCCGACGAGATTGATCAAACCATGCAATCATTAGAACAGGGCATCATGTCGATCGAAAAAGAGCGTGCCGATAATGAATCACAAATAATACGGCAATCAGATCAAATGCAGAGAGATATTGATCGCGAATCGCAACGTAAGATCGGCGAGGCCGACACCGACATCGCACCCGCCATCCGAGCTGGAACCGTCGAAGCGTACAAAATGATGAACAAGCAAAACGAAGACGCACGGCACCGTCAAGAACACCTGAGGAAGCTTGACGAGATGAAAGAAGAGTTTCGTAAGTTCAACGAAAAGAACACCGTTGTCCTGAGCAAGAGGCGATAGATGACACTTTCCATTGTCGGCGAAATGCGACGCGGATCCGCAACGCTCCGCAGCGAAGGCGAGGGCGGACTGAGCTACGGATTCTCCGCAACGCTGCTAGTCTTGTCGACCGAAAAGACCACCAGCCGCGAAGAGGTGTTCGCGTTCACTCCAGGTCTGCCAATTGTCGGTATTGGTTATGGTCCGTTTAACGCGGTGTGCACCAGCATCAAGGCCGAACGCCAGGAGTCCAATCCCTATTACTGGCACATAGAATGCGAGTTCGAAACCCGTGAGCGACAGAAACAGGATCCGGACAACCCGTCTCCAGACCCAACAACGTGGCTTCCTATTTTCCGCGTTGATTCGTTCATCACGAAGGAGCGAGTGCTCTATATCGATAAAAGCACGCCAGCAAAATACATCGTCAACTCTGCTGATCAGCCGTTTGACACACCATTGACGCAAACCATGACGCTAGCCCAGTTCTCATTCACACAGTTTGAGGACGCTAGCCAGTCTTTGCTGGACATCATGGAGCGAAACGATACCGTCAACACCTCGTCATTCGCTGGATTTGCGGCGAGGACGCTCCTCCTCTACGTCACCGGAGCCGAGCTCGGCACCTATGGCGGATTTCCAGCGTGGCGTGTCACCTACCAGGTCACCTTCGATCCAGATACGCACGATGTAGTGCTTCTCGACGTTGGCACCAGCTACAAATCAGGCGGCAATCTACTGAGCTACATGGACGACACGAATAGCTACCGCATTCAAGGCAACCTCAACGGATCTGGAGGCAAAGCATCTTCGCCAGCCACGCTCACCTTCAAAACGAAAACCGAACTCAACTTCGCTAACTTCATCCGGCAGTAACCCATGGCCGAAACACCAAGCGACGAAATCTTTGGTTTCAATCTGGCCGACACCGACGCGCTCATTCGCCTGATCGGTGGCGACTCA